CATCCTGACAGGCAACTTGGTTATTGACACTCCGACAGGCGCAGCAGATGGCAACCAGATTGAGTTCTGGCTCACCGCCAGCGGTGGGGCAAGGACGGTGACGTTCTCCTCTACTTGGGCGCACATCCCTACCAGCAGCACACTCACTAGCCCTGTCACCATCGCCTCTGGCACTCAGGGCGAGTTGATGTTCCGCTACGACTCTGTGCTTGGCGCATGGAAAGCGGCCCGCTTTGTGAACGGGTACTCATAACATGGCAAACGTCTACTTCGGTGACACGATTGGGGTGGCGGACAACAACTGGAACACCTCTATCCAGTTCACGGTGTCTGGCGTTACCGAGACTCCAACTGCGGGTGCGACGTACAATAACAATGGCATAACCTTCACCGTCACCAGCGCATCTATTGCTGCTGGCTCCGGGACAATCAATGCTGGGGGTTCTGGAACCTCAACCGCAAGCGGTACGCTCACAAAGGTATCGGGGACAGGTGACGCAACGATTTCCTTTTCCGCAAAAGCGGACGTTAATTGGTTCTCTGATCCGGGGTTTGTTTGCGGCTACTGCGGATGCACTGGATTCCCCGGATTCAACGTCCCCGGAACCCCGTTGGGCCGACTGCCAACTACTGCGGATACCTGCATTATTGGGAACACCATTAACACCCCCTCTTATATTACGCCGTGGCCTTCTGCCCTTACGTTAACAGGCATTGAATATAACACCGGAGTAAATGCTGGCGTTATTACAGCAGGTACGTTTAGCGGAACAATGACTTTTGTAAGCTTTGGCGACCCTTTTGTAGGCGGTACTATTGTTTGTAACGGTGCTCTGGTTGGCGCAATCATAATAACCGGGGGGACGTTTACTGGCTCTGTTGGTGACAGCATTGTTAGAATTAGTGGTGGTACGTTCTCAGGAGCAGTATCAGCTAGCTCGCAGCTTATTATTAACGGCACTCCGGTATTTAACGGGACAATCGTTGCCTCTGCTGGAACCTCAACAGCAATGGCGGGTTCTTTTTCAATCGAGAGTGGTACACCTGTTTTTAACTGTGCAATACCCAATAATTTCCAGACGTACACGCTGCGTAATGGGGTCTATACCCAACCCTTCGTGCTGGGACTCACCGCGCCTACAAGCGGGACTGGGTGCAATATCACTATTGGGAATACTTTTTCGACCTCGCTAAACGTCACAATGAATTGCAAAAGAACGGGCCAAGGTTTTATAAACATCTTCGGCGGGGTCTTTACTGGTCTTTTGACAATCAATAAGCTGTCTACAGTAGTTGTGACTATTTCGGGGGGGTCTTATTCTCCCCCCGCAGTAACTACCCCATCCATCAAGAGCGGCAGCAACATGACGTTCAGCTTCGCCGCAGTGCCTTTTGACCCCGGTTTTAGGGCGGGTGGCGGTACATTCAATCCTACAGTCCTGTTGTCAGGCACAACCAACGACATATTAGGGAGTGGTTTGCAATGACTACGATTTCTGTAAGCGGGCGCGTATAACATGGCAAACGTCTACTATAGCGATACTACTGGTCAGAATTTGGACGGAAACTGGAACACCTCCATTCGGTTCACGGTGTCTGGCGTTACGGTAACCCCTACTGCTGGCGCTATCTACGAAAATAATGGGATTCAGTTTAAAGTTACCAGTGCATCCATAACCACTGGCTCCGGGACAATAAATGCTGGCGGTACTGGGGTATCAACGGCCAGTGGCACATTGACGAAAGTGTCTGGAACCGGAGATGCAGCCATAGTTTTCTCTGCCAAGACGGACATGAACTGGTTCATAGACTCTGGCGGTATTGGTTGCGGCTGTTGTTGTACGCAGTTTAATATCCCCGGAACGCCTCTAGGAAGACTGCCAACTCTTGCAGATAGCGTTGTTATTTACAACGCAATTGCTACTGGCCCTGATATCACGCCGTGGACCTCGAACATTTTTGTTGGCCGTTTACAGACAGCAGGGGGGGGATTGACCCAATCATACCTCAACGCAGGGACATATAACGGCACAGTAACAGTCGATGGTGGAGTGCTAGGTGCAAATAATGGGGGGCTGGGTGGAACGATTGTTTGTAACGGCGCTGTTGTAGGGTCTGGAGCCGCCTTTATAAGCATATTCGGAGGCACGTATAACAGCACCGTTACGGGCAGCACTCTTAACATTATGAGCGGTACGTTTGCGGCGGCAGCATCAGCTAGCACATTTTCAATGGGTGCAATATCCGGAGGTACTATAGTTTTTAACGGCACAATCGTTAATTCTGCTGGAACTTTGACAGCAATGAGTGGTAGTTTTATAATGGATCAGAACATTGGTCCAACCACTTTTAACTGCGCTATACCCGACAATTTTGCCACATATCAGATTCGCCCAGCAACCTATACCCAGCCATTCGTGTTGGGGCTCCTTGCCCCCACAAGCGGTTCAGAGTGTACCATAACCCTGTTTTCAGGGTTTTCAACTTCGTTAGCCGTCACGCTAAACAGCAAAAGATTGAACTCTGGCAGCATCACGATTACCAGCAGCACCTTTACGGGTCTTTTGACGATCAATAAAAACTCGCAAGCCCTAACCATTACCGGGGGCTCTTACACTCCCCCCGCCGTTACAACCCCTGCCGTTAGAAGCGGGAACAGCATGACGTTTTCATCCGCAGTGCTACCGATTGATCCCGGTTTCGTAAACGGTGGTGGAACATTTAACGCAACAGTCCTTCTAGCAGGGACATCCAGTGACCTAGTAGGGAGTGGCTTACCATGATTATTGACGAATCCTTGTTGAAGTGTAACCCGGCTCTTATGCCGAATCACCCAAGCATCCCCAACCCTATCGCTACGGTAATGGGTATGGTGTATACATTCCAGCAAGCGGGGGTGGTGCTCCAAGAGCACACGCACACCGATGAGAATATGCACGTAACCATTGTCATTAGTGGCAGCGTCAGCATCACCGAGGACGGTGTGAGTACAACCCGCTCTGCTGGCGATATCGTTGATCTTGGGACTGAGCCCCATTCGTTTACTTCGCTGGAGCCAGCGGTAATCATCAACGTCACCAAACACAGGGTGGTGGTCACAGACGCTGTAAAGCAGGACTTGACAGGTAAGGTTGCCGAACTGGACTCCATCATTGCGATGGCAAGTACCATGAAAACCTCCCTCTCGGGCTTTATCGAGGCGTAATCATGCCTAAGAAGAAAACCCCATCCCTAGCCGTTGGTCGCGGCGAGAAGCTCCCTGTATCTAAGGGTGCGGGCTTGACCGCTAAGGGAAGAGAGAAATACAATGCTGCCACAGGCAGCAACCTCAAAGCTCCCCAGCCTGAAGGTGGCCCGCGCAAGAAGTCATTCTGTGCTCGCATGAGCGGTATGCCGGGGCCAATGAAAGACGAGAAGGGCCAGCCTACTCGCAAAGCCGCATCTCTCAAACGATGGAAGTGCTGAAATGAAAGATGAAGCTCTTGAGGCTACCAAACACGTGATGGATGCCGTGTCTATAGCAACCGTAGTAGGCACGCTTGTGAATGTCCTCCCATCAATCGCAGCACTGTTTACGATCATTTGGACAGGATTCCGCATCTGGGAAACTGATACTGTTCGTGGGTGGACAGGAAGAGGGCTCAAGTGAACATTAAGCCCAAAGCGCACCTTCAAAAGGTGAACAAGCCTAAGACTAGGCACGGTAAAAACTCATTATATTCAGAAGGTGGTGATACTATGGCTTCTAAGATGAACGCTGGTTTCGCGGCATTTATTGCTAAGAAAAAAGAAGGCGCTAAGACGGGCGCTAAGAAGGGCGCTATGCCTATGATGGCTAAGGCTAAGAAGATGAACACTGGCGGTTCAGCCTCTTCTCGCGCTGATGGCGTAGCCCAACGAGGTCTTACTCAAGGCACTGAGGTTACTAAAAAAATGAAGCGCGGCGGAAGCTGCAAGTAAGGAACCATCATGGGCTTCGGTAATATGTTTAAGAAAGTTATGCAGATGCGGGGGAACGCTTCTGGGGTAGGGCAGCTAGGTAAGCGCCTTATGAAAGATGGCGGGCCAACCGCATCTGATGAAGCAAAAGAAGAACTCCTTGCGCGGGTGAAGGAAGAGAAGGACCGTGCGGCTATGGGGAAAGCCTATGACGAAGCGGCTCGTCGCTCTATGGGTACGTTCAAGGAAAAGGAGAAAACTCCAAAGCCTCCTGTCGCTGCATCTGCCGCATCCGCCGCATCAAGCCCCAATAAAAAGGCTAAAGGCGGCTGTGTGAAGATGGCTAAGGGCGGCTCAGTATCCAGCCGTGCCGATGGCGTTGCTCAGCGTGGTAAGACTAAGGGGAGAATGGTATGAGTTCTGATTCTGTCAAGGACATTTCTTTCAAGGAATCGTTCCGTAGGGCGAGGACTGCTGGGCTGGATACTTTTACCCATAACGGTAAGAAGTACACCACCGAGTTGGCTTCCGCAAAAGCTGCAGCGCCAACCCCAAAGGCAAAGGCAGAGTCAAAGCCAGCCCCTAAAGCTGAAGCTCCTAAAGCTGAAGCCCCTAAAGCAGACAACGAAATCCCTAGTCCGGGTCGATACAAGCAGGACACCTATGAGACTCCGTTGAAATCAGCGGCTCGTAAGTATGGTTCAGAGATTAAAGATAACCTAGGCAAGATCGTCGGTGGTTTGGGTGTTAGTTATGGCATGGTCAAGGGTGGCAGCAAGTTGATTGATGCGGCTCGTGCTGCGGATAAAGCCCGAGATACCGCTAACCTTGCTCGGGGAAATGCGGGACTTGCTGAACGCATGAAGGGTGTTGTTGGTAATGCGGAAAAAGCAGTTGCCGATAAAGCCGCTGCCAAAGCCGCTAGGCAACCATACAACCAAGCGACTGAAGAGCGTTTGACTGGTCTTGCTATGAATCCACGGCGCAAAAACATCGCGCTTACGGAAGCGGAAAAAGCCGCAGAAAAAGGGGCTGGGTTACGTCGCGGTGGTAGCGTCAAGAAGATGGCTTCCGGTGGTATGGCTTCGAGCCGTGCTGACGGCTGTGCCCAGCGTGGCAAGACTAACTGCAGGATTACCTAACTATGATGCCCTCTCGCGGTATGGGGGCCGTCAACCCCAAGAAGATGCCCCGTACGACTAAGAAGCGTGATGGGAACCAACCTGTCGGGTTGTACAAAGAGGGCGGCAAAACAAAATCTACAGTCAACGCAGCGGGTAACTACACCAAGCCCGAGCTACGTAAGCGTATCTTTAATGCTGTAAAGGCAGAAGCTACAGCGGGCACTGGCGCAGGACAGTGGAGTGCGAGAAAAGCGCAGATGGTAGCGCAGCGTTACAAAAAAGCAGGTGGGGGGTACAAAGATTGAAAGCGCCACAGCAATCCCTGAAAAATTGGGGCGACCAGAAGTGGCGTACCAAGTCGGGGAAGCCTTCGTCTAAAACGGGCGAACGCTACTTGCCAGAAGCCGCAATCAAGTCTCTGTCCCCTGCTGAGTACGCAGCGACAACCAAAGCCAAACGTGCAGGTAAGGCGGCTGGTAAACAGTTCGTAGCGCAGCCGAAGGGTATCGCTAAGAAAACAGCAGGGTTCAGATAATGGCAACATCCGGTCAGACCATATTTAACCTTGACCTTACGGAACTGGTAGAAGAGGCGTTTGAGCGTTGTGGATCAGAACTTCGTTCAGGCTACGATCTCAAGACTGCAAGGCGTAGTCTCAATCTTCTGTTTGCTGATTGGGCTAATCGCGGGATTAACCTATGGACTGTTGAGCAGGGTTCTATCGCTCTTGTACAAGGCACTGCGACATACAATCTCCCGTCTGACACGGTAGACCTGATGGAGCACGTTATTCGTACTAGTCCGGGGGTTGTCTCTACGCAATCGGACCTGTCCGTTAGCCGTATCTCCGTATCTACCTACGCTACAATCCCTAACAAGCTCAGTCAAGCTCGTCCGATCCAAATCTACATTGATCGCCTGACCCCCATTCCAACGGTCACTCTTTGGCCTGTGCCGAATCAGAGCAACTACTACACGTTGGTGTACTGGCGTTTGCGTAGGATTCAGGATGCTGGTGACGGTGTGAACACGATGGATGTGCCGTTCCGGTTCATCCCCTGCATGGTTGCTGGTTTGGCGTATTACTTGGCGGGCAAGTTGCCCACGGGCATGGAACGGCTTCCGTTCCTCAAGTCTCAGTATGATGAGGCTTGGGACTTGGCTTCGTCTGAAGACCGAGAGAAGGCGGCGGTGCGCTTCGTACCACGGCAGATGTTCATAGGCTGATATGGAAAAGTATCAGACACCGCTTAAGAAGGCCTTCAACAAGGCTTTGGATAAGTACGAGAAGCTTGCTAAAGACAACCCAGACTCAAAGCTGGCGCTGGACTTAGCACCTTTCTCAGGGGTTGCTACCTCTTTAGCCGATAGCGCCGTAGACTTACGCAAAGGGAACTACCCTGATGCGGCGTTGGATTTGCTAGGGGCTGTTCCCGGCGCAAAGATGGTCAAACCCAAGGGGTTTTTTGACAAGGCTAAGAAGGTCTACGACAACGCCAGAGCTAATCTGGCAAGGACAACAGATAAAACCAGTGATACCGTGACCTACGTAGAGAATAAGGATGCACAGGCCAAAAGCCGCAGGGAAGGCATGAAGAAGGGCGGCAAAGTCTCTGCTCCCAAGGCTTGCCGTGGCGATGGCTGCGCTCAACGTGGTAACACCAAGGGTCGGTTTGTCTAAGCATGGGTAATAGGTACACCTCAGGCAAGAACTCGATTGCGGAGTGTGACCGATGTGGGCAGCGGTTTAAGTTGACTATCCTCAAGAAGGAAGTCATACGGACCAAGACGTACAACCTGCTCGTATGCCCAGAGTGCTGGGACCCGGATCACCCACAGTTGCTGCTGGGCATGTATCCGGTAGATGATCCTCAAGCCGTTCGCAACCCACGCCCAGACCAGAGTTACTATCAATCAGGTCTTACCTCTGACGGATCGTTGGGCGGGGGTAGCCGAGTGTTTCAATGGGGCTGGAATCCGATTGGTGGAGCCAGCAGTTTCGATACCTTGCTAACACCAAACTACTTGGTAGCACAAGGGATTGTTGGTACAGTCACGGTAGTGACGACATAAGGAGGCCATATGGCTAAGGATAAAGTAGAAGCTGCTCTTAGGGATCATATGAGGCAAGGCCCGAAGGCCGCTCACCCTAGCGTTCCTAAATTCAAAAAGGGTGGCCCCACGGGTAAAGACCGCATGGCTATGGGTCGGGGTATGTCTCGCGCCAAAAACCAAGGGGGTTGATATGGCTAAGTTCACTCAGAAACAAAGCGGTAAAGAAGTCGGTCAGGCCGCTGTTTACGCAAAGCCACACACGATGGACGGCAAGACTCTTGGGCCTGATGACTACGGCATCAAGCGGGACATGCCTACTCGCAAGGACTGGACGCCTCTTGCTGGTGTTGCTATTGGCAACAACGATACCGTCAAGACTGATGGCATCAAGATTCGTGGTACTGGCGCGGCTATCAAGGGCTTGATGGCTAGGGGTCCGATGGCATGAACTATTCGGAGCTTGTAGCTGCGATCACCTCCTATACGGAGAATCAATTTGCCACTGTGGATATGAACACGTTCATATCACAGGCAGAGCAACGCATTTACAACACGATTCAGTTCCCATCACTCCGTCGCAACGTAACGGGAACGCTAACAGCAAACCAGAAGTACCTCGCTTGCCCCGATGATTTCTTGTCGGTGTACTCGATGGCTATCTTCCCGGCTGCTGGCGGTGCGTATACCTACTTGCTGGACAAGGACGTTAACTTCATCCGTGAAGCCTACCCTAACCCCACTTCGACGGGCCAGCCCAAGTACTACGCACTGTTCGGACCTAGCACCAACAGCAGCCCCATTGTGATCTTGAATGAGTTGACCTTCATCCTTGGTCCAACGCCCAATACTACCTACAACGTAGAACTGCACTACTTCTTCTACCCAGAGTCGATCACCACCGTTGCTAGTGGGCAGACATGGTTGGGGGACAACTTCGATACCGTTCTGTTGTACGGATCACTTGTCGAGGCTTACACCTACATGAAGGGTGAGACTGACATGATGCAGTTGTACGAAGGCAAGTACAAGGAAGCTCTTACGCTTGCTAAACGTCTTGGCGATGGTCTGGAGCGTCAGGATGCTTATCGTTCTGGTCAGTACCGACAACCTGTGACTTGACATGGCACTAGCGCAAACAATGACAACCAGCTTCAAGGCTGAGTTGCCACAGGCAGTACACGATCTTTTGACCGACACGATCAAGATCGCTCTGTATACCGCATCTGCTACGTTGAACGCTGGCACTACGGTGTATACCGTTACTGATGAAGTTGTAGCGGCTGGCTATACAGCCGGGGGCGAGGTCCTTACTGGCGTGACTATCAACACCGCCGACGACATTGCCTACATCAGCTTCGCCAACCCCGCATGGACTGCTGCTCTTACAGCACGTGGTGCGCTGATCTACAACTCGACTGCGGCCAACAAGTCTATAGCGGTGCTTGACTTCGGTGCGGATAAGACTTCTTACACCGTATTTACCGTGCAGATGCCCGCCAATACATCTTCTACCGCAGTTCTCAGGATTGTCTAGGAGATCGTATGCCTATAGTTTGGCAAGACATTGATGTTGAGCAGTACATACCGTGGATCAATAATCTAGGGGCTGAGATTGAGTGGCTGAACAATGTCGGAGAAGTCATCCCGTGGCGAGCCGTTACTGCTTGGACAACGATCAACACTAATTCCTTTGTGCCAAGTGGCCCTGTTTAATCTGTGAGGTTTTATGGCCGTCCCCTACGTCTTTCAGTCCGCAACACAACCACTGCCGCTGGCGCAGTTGGATGTCAATTTCAACACCCCCATCACCGTTGGTAGTACAGACGTACAGCTAGGCGACACCATTGACACGCTTGTGGGGATGGTGGAGATTACCTCCGTTGAGTTTGTAGGCCACCTGACGGGCAACGTGACCGGAGACTTGACGGGTAACGCCGACACGGTTACGGATGGAGCCTATCTGTCCGCCGCTAACGTATTCACGGGGATCAACAACTTCTCCCTGAACCTGAACCTTGCTCAAGGTGTGGACCTCATAGGCTACGAGCCTACCGTGCTGTTCTTTGGTAAGACAGTGGACGGCACTTCCCCGATTCTGGATGGCGACATAGCAGGTAGCATCACATTTACTGGACTGACTTCAGGCGGTCCCGGCACTGCTGCCCGTATTTT